AAGAGATTTGTCATTTCCTGCACTTGTGGTATCGTTATTCGGTCTTGCTCTTGATGGGTGGTTTGGCATCAGTAATCCCCTTATACTGTTATTGGGTATAACCTTATTCTCAGCATGGGATGCGATATGTTATGAGATAGCTGCTAGGTCGGACAATCGTGAGAATATGGTTCGTTATCGTATAGGGCAGACAAGTGTGCAAATCCTTATCATAACCCTTATGGGTTTATTATCGGATTGGAACACTTGGGTGGTGTTAGGATTTTTTTACCTATGGTGGATGGGAGTATGTGATGTTTTATTCTACATACTTCTTGGTCGATTGAAGGACATGGTTAGATATGGTGATATGTTTTGGCTGTGGTGGACACCATTGGGTATGATGAATCGTTGGATGGGTAGGGGGACAAGTGGCATATCGGTATTTCATATTGCTGTGTATGCTGTAATATTGTGGTATGTCATATGGTTGTTTTATCCGGCAGTAAGGTTTGCTGGTTTATTTTAAGGTGTTGTAAACGGCGACACAAATACATAAGTCATTGGAGATCGGTTGGGTGGGCGCCCGGCCCTTGAGGAGTTAGAATGATTAAATTAAAAAATATAATGTTAGAGTTGGATATACCACCGGATGTCCCTAAACCCTTCAAGGGCGTTGATATAATCACCAATGAACTGCCAGATGATATTAGGGGTAATTTTGATTCGTATCCTGAATTGCCGAGTCCTATTCTTTATATCCACTCATTTTTTCCAAAGGAAGAGTTTAGGGGAAAAGGATTTACTAAAGCATGGGTATTAAAGTATCTTGGAGATTGGAAAATGGGAAGACTCAACTACGACAACGAGTTAAATGCTAAATGGGGTTCACGGGGTCTTCGTGATGTTGGTATGGGTTCTGAATGGTTTGGCACAAGTACATTCTATGATGATGGTGAAAAATTTTTCAATACCCTTGTGAGAGACGGATATTTGATTAAACAAAATCCTGTTAAGGTTGGTAGTGGTAGGGCATTGAATTTATACAAAATAACAAATAAGGTAAACATGGTATGATTAAATTAAAAGACATATTGATGGAACGCATATCCGACATAGTATATCACTTTACTACTACGGAAGCGGCAAATAATATAATAGAAACAAACCGTTTTAGATTGACTGATGTGCCGGTTGAACCCAATGTTGATCCTGGCAGAAAGTATGACGATGGGTATTATATGTCCGTTGCAAGAACAAAGATAGAAGGGTATACAAAGTCATTCCGGTATGCATGTCACTTTGTTAGATTTGAATTGGATGGGACAAAATTAGGAAACAAATATAAAGGTGGTGCTTACAATTATTATCATGGCATGCACGGTAATGATGAATACGAAGAATACGAAGACCGTATCTATTCAAAAGATATGTATATTCCTAATGCATTAAATTATATCAAGAGAATTGATGTGGATGTCAGTAGAAAATGTACGGGATATGATACTGCAAAGTTAATAAAAACATCAATAGGTGCAGGTGTTCCAACATTCCTATTTCCAAGTAGAGAAAAGTGGTCACAACAATACAATGGTATCGAAGTAAGGGATGTTGATGGATATAAACTATTCATGCAATCACTCGTCAAGTAAGTCTCTTGCAATAGTAATAAAGTGTTCTTCGTCAATAGGGAATACTGTTTTCAATCTGGCAATAAAGTCCATTATACCGGTCTCATATCCTTCGTTATATGATTCCTCAACAAGAGTTAGATCGTTTCCTTTAATCATAGTTTATTCGGTTGGTTAATAAAAAGTGGGGCACCGAAAACAACCACGAAAACGGTGCCCCGATTGCAAACTCCGGGGAGGAGTATGTAGGGAGTAATTATTTAGTAAGAATTTCTATCAATCATTTCTGGACCATCGGGTGTATTATCTTGGTCATTGGTGTCTTTGATATTTGAAATACCCCAATCATCTTGAATACCATCAAATTCTCGTCTATATTTTGCTGAAGTATCAGCTAGTTTTGACATCAAATCATTATGGAAAATATATGTTTTTTGAGAAAGTTGTTTGAATTTTTGCATGGACGGATAGACTTCTGAAAATCTGTTCATCCAATAAACGGTATCTATTTCCTTTTCCATTGTTTCTTTATCTAAAACCGCTGTTCTTATAGAATACAATAAATCTATTATTAGCATTTGATTGTGTTCTAACTGTTCAAGTTTATCTTCTATTTGTTTTAATTTTAATTCACTCATATTTTTTCCATTTTAATTGTCATTTTCCACTACATAGTCTAACGGTCTACAACTGGAAAATATAAATTCATTTGATGTTTCAAACGATTTCCTATAAAAATTTATTTCTTTTCCATTGGTAAGTTTAACAACAATACGCAACGCTGTAAGTTTAGTAACAATAAGTTCATCAGACCATCGATTCATGCTTTCTACCCAAACACGAATTTTGTCACCAACACGAACATATTTTTTTTGATAGTATTTGTATTCTTCATTCATAACAAATATAATTATTGTTTTTGTTGTAATTCTTCAAGTCTTTTCAGTTCTGCTTCCATTTCAACTAAACCTTTACGAACCCATGTATCATCTGGATTTTCTTTCAGAACTTGTTTAGCAACTTCAATCATTTGTTCTAATTTTTCTTTATTATTCATTTTATTCTCCTATGTGGGCCCAGCAGGACTTGAACCTGCAACCTAACGATTATGAGTCGTTTGCTCTAACCGATTGAGCTATAAGCCCTTATTGTGATCCCAAGGGGACTCGAACCCCTATTATCGCCGTGAAAGGGCGGTGTCCTAACCATTAAACGATGGGACCTACCATTATTTATTTTCTTTCTCATATTCTTCTGCCTTAATTACTGTCCATTGGAATAACCGGGTATAATATCCAATGAAAAATATAATTGGAATTGCAATACCAATTAAAGTAAGCCACATGGGTGCAGATAATAAGAAATTCATATACCAATAGAACACAGTTATACCTAGAGCTACCATGATAAATAATACCACTATTAAAGCACATATCATAATAAATCCTTTCATGCCCGTAAAGAACACAGAAAGACAACCCATGTTCAATTTTTTATCATCATTATTTTTCATTTCAATCATAACAAATATACGAAAAATTTATTAACAAAGCAAGCAATTAAATTTTTTCCATGACAAAATTAGTTGCGGTTTGTGCATACATATCACTTAAATAGTATGCTTCAATTTCATAAGGATTTTTATAGTAACCATGTTCTTTGTTCCATCGTTCATACCAACCGCCCTTTGTGGGTTGTAGGTAATGTATGTATTCATGTATGATAGTCTTGATAAAGACTTTAGCAGTTCTATGGCCACGAACCTTAAGCGATATTGTATTGGTATCTGGATCATATCTTGCAATAGATTGTTTGTCATTGTCATCACTATCAAGAGTATTCCATTCCCAAGAAATATACGGATGTTCTCTATTGGTGTTCATACCAAAGGTATCAATACACCAGTCAATAGTATGGTCAATTATAGATGAAATAATATCATCGGAAACATTCTTGCGAGACAGATACATAGTTTCCGCCGGTATTGGTTTTACCGGCGGAGCCATTGCAAATCGTTTAAGTGATTTTGTTTTAACCATTCTTTTTACTCGCCGATAATAACTCATCGTTCATGGCCTTAACAACTTTTGCAATTTCATCAGCACGACGCAAGTGAACACAATTTGTTTTGTATGTTTCAACAACTTTACAGAAATCATGGGCACCACCAATGAAGTATGTGAGGACATTGATACCGCGAGCACGCATACGCTCAACTTGTTTTCTGGAGTGTGTCTGAGCGGACTGTCCACGATATGAAAAATGTTGTTTATCATGTGTCATAAATGGTTCGCCGTCACATAGGTTGATAAAGTAAGCATCCGTATTAGCAGATTGTTTGATGATTTCACCCATGATTGCCTCAAAACAAAGTCCTTCTGGTGTTGTATTAGTGACATAGATTGTCTCAAAAACATCACGAATGTGAGCAATGTTATGTTTGGTTGAATCATATAGGTAAATAAGATAAGGTGTATCGTGCATTGATGATTTACCTCTACCACCACTATAATTATCTGAATATACAGAACGAGCACTAACTACAACATGAAGGTTCTTAATTTGTTTAGCAGCAACCGCAAACATCACAGCAAGTTTGACTGATTCTTCAAACTTGTCACCAGACATTGAACCGGATTGGTCAATTGATAAGTGAATGAATGATGGTTGGTATTCGTGGATAGTAATTTGTTTGAAGATTTCATAATTACTACTACCAATTTCATGTAACAATCTTGCATCAATTCTGCCAGATTTGAGACGGGTAGAAGTAGTTACTCTTTCTTCGTTACGAATTTGCAACTTCTTGGCGAGCACTTTACCTAAAGCAATGTATCTGGATACATCGCGTCTTCTCCAGCCGGATTTACGAACACCGAATGGTGCAGACACATCACTTTCCATAAATTTACGGTTGATATTACGGACAATAAAAGTTTTGATACCGCGTGGATTAAATCTACCGTAGTCATCCTCAAAATTCTTGGCAACAATTTGTTCGTCAAGATCCACAGAAGATACCGCATCAACCTTCTGAGCATCAGCTTTGGACAACTTTGTTTTTTTGGTATCACCGTTGATAAGGTCTCTTTGTTTCTGAAACAACTTTTCAACTTGTTCTCTTTGTTTGTCTGTTAGTGGTTTGTCACTAACGCCGTCTGGAATAGGATTTGGTCTACCAGTGGTTGGTTCCATATCGTCACCTTCACCGTCACCTATGCCACCACCGTCACCATAACCGTCTTGGTCATCTGGTTGGTCATCTTTTTCAATCTCACTTAATTGTTTCAGAATGATACCGGCAACCGTATAAGCAAGTTTGATACGGTCTTCATCAGTTTTCAATCTACGAATGTTCTGCAAGTCAAGCGTGTCCCAAACTAATTGCAATGCAGGTAGGGCATTGAGATTACGGTATGGGCTACGGAAATTACACAAGTGAAAAAGATAATTGTGTGCCGTAGGTTTCATAAATTCTTCGTCATAGAAAGCACGGGTTACTTTCTCGTCACCGAAGAATTTATTGTAAAGAGATTTGTAATAGATACGATATCCGGGAGCAGCCGTATATGTCATCGCATCAATATACAAGTCTTCAATGATATTGACAAGAGATTTGAAAAAGTTTTGTTTATCGGTATAACCTTCAAACAATTTTTCTATATCACCTTGTTCTTGAAACAGATAATTACCGTTTTCATCCCTCAAATGTTGATGGGCATGATATACCAGATTAGATACTGCATCACGAAACTTTCCCATATCCGTATAAAGAATGTGGCTACTTTCATGTAGGGCAAGGCCAACATTTGAGTCAAAGTCTTTTTCATTTATGGATGCAGAAAGGTGAACGGTTTTTCCATCGGTCATATTTTGACCATTGTTGTTGTATTGGACATGAATGTTTGGATCACCGGTCATAATATGAACAAAGTTTGCAACGGCTCGTTGGTATTGTGCGAGGGCAAAGTAGTCATATTTTTCTTCTTTGAAGCCATATTCATGTTCAAACATGGATTGTTTCTTATCAAACAAGCTACCTTTGAGCCAGTAATTGGTTCCGGCTGAATACTCGTCCTGATAATTAGACGCATATTTGTTCCAAAATTGGTTTGTTCTAGCACTTGCTTCTGCAAGCATACCTTTTACGGACTTTTTGAAAATACTCATTACATATCCCTTATGGTTGTTATTGGTTGTTTGTATAAATATAACATAGTGTGGAAGCGAACCCCCACACTATTTTTAGAAAAGTGGTTCATTTCAAGATTTAGCAGTATCGCCTTCATCGAACATATTGTCATTATCAAGACTGTCAATAGGAATAAACTTTTGAACAATCTGGCGAACATAAGTTCTCTCACTATCAGCACCACCTTCTTCGGTGAAATATGGGAATACACACACTTCAAGTGCCTCACCGATAGTAAAGCCGTCACATATAAGAGCAGCAGCACGGAGGATGGTTCTGGTTGATATTGTGGTTGAAACTTTACCGTGACCGGAAAGAACTTCGGTGTAAACTTGTGTATAGATTGAGGACAAAATATCTACTGTTTTTTCGTCAAGGTTTGGACAAACATAATTGATAAGTTTACCTTGTTGTGTTTTGTCCAACAAATCCATTTCAAGAAGGAGAAAACGGTCTTGGATAGCACGGTCAATTACACGGGTTGAGGTATATTCCACACCGATATTGGCGGTAGCAAGGAAAGAAACACCGGGTGCAACCTTGATAACTTCTGCATCAGGACTTTCATCTACACGCACATATCTTTGTCCGTCATCAAGAACGGTCATCAAGATATTCCATGCCTCTGGATGGGCACGGGATAATTCATCGAGCAGGATAACAGCATCCTCAATCTGAATTGCCTTGATAAAGGTTGATTGATTGAAATATGTTCCTGTTGATTTGTCAAAATGTGTGGTGCCAATGAGAGCCGTTCTTGGATCCTGCGTTGAACCCAAATTGAAATAAAAGAACGGTCTATCCATTGCGTCTGCAACCGTTCTGACGGCAAGTGTTTTACCGGAACCTGCAGGACCAGTTATCATAAGATTTTGACCACGGAGAACACTACGGACAAGATATTTCCATTTTATGTCCGAAAGAATTAAAGACTCCGGGCGGAATGATGGAGCTGTAGCAACAATATCTGCAACAGACAAATTTTGTGTTTTGGTTTTGGTTGTTTTGGTTCTAGACATAGAACAATTCCTGTAAGAAATGAATAAGGTTGTTTTTTAACATATACGAATATAAGGCATTTTATTGAGAGATCAAAGCATTATTTTGATTTTTTTTGTTAATTTTAGATAATTTCTTATCTACCAAAAACTTAACTGCATCTTCGTGAACCATATATTTTACTTTCTTTTGGTTCTCTTTCTGAATTTTCATAACAAGAGTTTGATCAACTACGGGTTTCTCTTGTATTTTGTAACTTTGATATTTTCGGGTTCTTCCATTTGTAAGACGGCGAACATATTGGAATGAACATCCGAGAATTTTTGCAACTTCTGGTACTGTGTACCATTTTCCTTGTGGGGTGTCAATCATTTCTTTCTCCTGGTTGTTTTGGTTGGTTTAATAGATTTAGTTATCGTTTTCTTTGTAGTTTTCTTCGTTGTCTTCGCAGTCTTCGGTTTGGCAGTTTTCTTCTTCGTAGTTCTCGTAGCCGCCTTTGCAGGTGTCTTTTTCTTCTTCAACTTTTTGGTTATCTCTGCGGAAATTTTATCATCAAGCGTGACTTTCTTTTTCTTGTTTGGTGTTGCGGGTTTGATTTCTGTTGCCGGTAAACTACCGAACAATTCTGGTTTTTCTACGCCCTTATGATATACCTTGCCGTTCTCATGTACAAATTCCTTAAAAAATTTCCAACCGCGAGGAAAGCCAGTCGAAACTGTTTTCTCATTGAGAGTAGGACCTGGAATCTTTCCAGCAACACATCGCCAACAAGTGGCAGAGACAACACCTTCCATGACACGCAGTTTTTCGTTACAGTCACGACCAGAATACCATTTACTTGCGGGATTTCCACCTTCACAAGTTACGGTTCGCATCTTGATATTTTCAAGATTTCTTGTTTGTTTCTTTGCAGTTCCTTTGCGTTTCATATTTTGTTTCCTTATCATAATAAATTATTTCTCAATACCGTTGTTGTGGTGGATTAAATATGGTTTGTGATTACCATACCACCATTTTCAGAAGAATATCTACCGATAGGTGTCCAATTTTGGCTATGAGGCCAAGGTTGGTTGTTCAAGAACCACATCCAATTTTTTTGGTGAATACGGACACCAGGAATACCGTTCAATCTTTCTTTGGTAGTATTAGTTTCCCAACCGGCAGAACGAACATAAATAATTCCGTCAGTATCGTCAATCTTTGCAATGGCATGGCCATGTAGGTATAAGGTTGTGCCGTCTGTTTGGGTATTGTCTCTGCGGAATTTTTTACGCATCAACCAATTTGATACGGCGAGCTGTGTTACTTGTCTCATTTTGAGATCCTTGAATATGTGGTTGTTATCAGTTTACAATACAAATGTAAGGCATTGCCAACTAAGATCAAAGCAATTTTTGAAATAATTGTAACAATGTTCATATTTGTTTGTTTGGTTGTCATCATTGCATATTACAAATATAAGGCATTTTTTTGTAAGATCAAAGCAATAATGAAAATAATTTGTAAACCGTTGATTTTTAAGGAGTTACGCTAAGTCTATAAAAATCAAGGACTTACGCCGGAAATGACGTAAATCCTTGAAATATAAAGACTTAACCGATTTTTACTGAATATTCAGCAAAACATCTGGTCTTTTTACTATTTCTACATTCCCAAATTCATCATCGAAAAGAACATTCTCTTTATCCCATGATACAATTTGATCCGGTGTAAGACATCCGTATCTTTGAAAATATGAACCATATTCTTCAAACATATCATCAATTTCATCGAAACTTGTGTCTAAATCAAAAATAGGTATTCCACTATCTTCATTGTCATTATACCACAATGAATTTTCAAATTTACCAAACTTGTTCATGTATTCACCTTTTTGTTCATCATGTTGAATGGATGACATAATCCATTCAAAGATATTTTCACGACTGATTTCAAGAGCACTATACTTTTCTTTTAAGTCTTGTAAATCATTTGAATTTGAAACCAACTCAAAATTCTTCTTAAATTCATCAAGTAGTTGATTAAATTTTTCATTGCTCATAGATACAATCCACAATTTTTGATTCTGCAATAGTTTTGACTTCAAATGGTTCGGTGCTATCTTTTAGATACTTATTCACCAAAACTTCTGCATCGGTTACTGAAACTGCACTAACTAGATAGGTGCGGTTGTGTTTTTTTACTTTACCTTGTTCATTTGTGATTTCAAATTGAACTTTTGCGAGGTAGAACGCCATAACAATTCCTTTGGAAATGTGAAATAAAATGATTATATTTGATACGAATATAAGAAATAGTTTGATACGAAGCAAGCAATTTTTGAAATTTTTTATTATAGTTATTATTTTCAACAAGGGAAAACAATGTTAAGGTTTATTTTAGTATTATTGTTGGCATCATCTATTACTTGGGGGAAGGAATGGGTTATTAAGTTGCCACTCAAAAAAGTTCGGGTGTATTCATCTGATACACTACGCCACCCATCATGGTATTCTGTAAAGTATAAATTGAGGAATATGATAAATCTATCGTTCTTTACTACAAAGGCGGTAGTTCCACCGTTCAAGAACCATGATTATATCAAACCAAACAACCCACATGGTTGGCCATTTGTATCTATTGATGATCCACATGATTTTGGTGTTCCAAATTTAAGACCACATTTACACTTCAGCGACCGGTTTGGTGTACCTGCTATATGGTCAAAATACATCTTTGCGGGGACGCCACTACTCGTTAAGGATAGTTTACCACAAAAGATAGGTAAAAACAGTTTTACAACAGCCAGACGGCCGAGAACGGTGTTTGGCAGTCATCATCAAGATAGTGTGTTCATTTACATCAATACTGGTATCAGAGTGGTAGATTTACCAAAAAGATTATTGGAACTTGGTTGTAAGGATGCCATCAACATGGATGGTGGCGGTTCAACATTCCTATATCGTGGTAACAAATATGATTATGTTCAAATGCCAATTAAAAAAATGAGGAAATATCCGAATGTTCTTGCTTGGTAATAATAATTGCTTTGATCATATAGGTAAAATGTATTATCTTGCCAGTGAACACGGAGAAAGTGTGAACACAAAGAAAGTGATCAGATATAGATCTAATATAGATCTATAGATCTAAGAAGTAAAAAAGTGCTTGCTACATATTTATATTTTTCGTATCTTTGATAGATACTCAAAGTAAGTTCTTTGAAAACATGGTCGGTATATGTTTTAACCATATCGTTAATTTCAACGGAATGGTTCGTTAAATATATTATCCATAAATGAGGACAAGATTATGACTAACAAATGTAAACGGGTTATATCATTGTTTTTCATTGGTTTCTGTTTTCCGTTAGTAGCAATGACTACTACTCTAAACAGAAGTGCTGAAATAAAATCGGTAACAATGAAAAAAGTGCTATATTCATCTATCGTTTGGGTTGAGTCAAAAGGCAATGCAACCGCACGATCAAAGGATGGTTCACTTGGAATAGTTCAAATTTTACCAGTAATGGTGAAGGAAGTGAACCGTATCTGTAAAATGAAAGGTATCAATAAAACTTTTACTTTACAAGATAGGCTAAATCCTGAAAAGTCAGAACAAATGTTTTGGATTTTTCAGAATTTCTACAATCCCAACATTAACTGGGAAACCATCACAATGAGTGAGATGGAGATCATTGCACGAAAGTGGAATGGAGGTCCTAATGGACATAAAAAAGGTGCTACTAAGCACTATTGGAATAAAGTTTCAAAGATGGTCTATAAAGACCTAAAAGAAAGGGGAGTTAAGGTATAACAACTGTTATATCATAAACGAGAGAATTTTTTTACATACCGACCATTTTTCTCTCGTAAAGTTTCTATTTATTTACAAACAGTTATCCATAATCGGAGAGTTAGGTGGAAATACTAACATCATTTTTATTAGGGTTTGTATCGATGTGGCTTGTGCTTAGACTTGATATAATGAAACCAAGTAAAGTTCAAATTAAAAATACAATGATTGAAATGGCAACACAATATGGCGGTAATCAAAAAATCTGTAAAGAGTTAAAAGATTATTCCATCAAACAAATAAAGAATGGAAACTATGAGTATGTTGAAGTCATAGATATAATTAAAAGGCAAAATAATGACAAAACAAGAACATAAATTAAAATCCATGTTAAATTACTATGAAGTTAATTTAGGTGGAAAAAAGGATGAAAAGATGTCAAAGAAAACATTAAGTAAATTTCTTGATAGCTTTAATAAAATTTATGACTTTTATACTCTTGAAGAAATAATGAGTAAAATTAAAGAAAAACGCAGAGAAGAAATAGATGGTGATGATGATGAACAAGACTTTATGATGCCACCAAAAGAATTACCAAACATGGATGAAGATACATTTGAAAATGAAATGATGAAAAATCCTGAAGATTTTTTTGGTAAAAATAATTTGAAAGGTAAAGATAAAAACTTTAATGATTCAATAGATACCGATATAAATAAATTTCTGAAATGGCTTACGATGATACTTTATACAGGTGACCATTCAGTTATTATTACAGAAGATAGAAATGGTATCAATATCAAATTGGTAAAAATAAATAAAGGCAAAAAATAAGTTATGTCCGTAAAATTAGTTTCAGTAACTCAACCTATAATTGAAAAAGGAAGCATGATCATTGAAGACATAAATCCTTTTGAAAAATTGTCTTCTGAAGAATTGATAGTTTATATTGCAAGAGTCAGTAATCCATCTAATCAGAAAAATATTCAAACAGCTTCTAAATTGATAAACTATTTGATTAAACATAAACATTGGTCGCCATTTGAATTTGTAGATATGACAGTTGAAATAATTACTCGTAGAAGTATTGCTGCTCAAATTCTTCGTCACAAATCATTTTCATTTCAAGAATTTTCTCAAAGATATTCAACTGCAACTGAAATTCAACCGATTGAAATGCGTAAACAAGGAAAGACAAATAGACAAAGTAGTGAAGAAACTGTTTCGGATTTTATACTTGAAAGGGATATTGAACAACACTTTGCAAATTCAAAAATGTTATATGATAAGTTAATAAAACAAGGTATTTCAAGAGAAACTGCTCGTGATGTTCTTCCACTTTCAACAGAAACTACAATGTATATGAAAGGTTCTGTTAGAAGTTGGATCCACTATCTTGAACTACGATGTTCGCCTGATACACAGAAGGAACATAGACTAATTGCGGAAAGTATAAAATCAATTTTTAATAATCAATTTCCAAATATTTCAGAAGCACTAAATTGGAAAAATAATTAAGGATAGAATAAAATGATTTATGACTATGAAAATGATAGAAATTTCGCAAGAGAAATAATTTATTGTGGAATTGGACAATATGAAAGTGTATTGCATTTTGGTGCATGTGATCATAATCTAAATTTTATCCAAAATTTGGATGAACATGGTCTTGATATTCAATATACTGCTGTTGATGTTAAAGATGAAGTAAAAACATTATTCACAGACTTTGAACCAATGGAAAGAACTCATATATGGATTTCTACCCAAGAAAGTATGCAAGAATTTATAGACAACATCGAAGACCAAAAATATAAATGGACAATAATAACCGGTTTATTTGATAAACCACTTTATAGTGAGAGGCAGTATCAATACATAGATACTATAATAACAGCTTGTTTAGAGTTTTCTGATAATGTTATATTAACGATAGATGAAAATGTATCATCGGATTTTAAGTATAGTATGATATATCTATTCTCACATTTTACAAATGCATATAATGCCGTTACTGTTAAAAAAATAGATGCGGGTAAGTATATTTTTCATATAATAAAATAACAGGAGCTATGTTATGTTAGAACTTATTTTAATTTTTGTTGCAGGATTCATTGTAGGAATTGTATCATCTTGGCTTTATTACCGAGATAAATTCCGAAAAGTATTAACGGAATTGGAAGATAAAAAAATTATCATTTCAACAATCCACGAACATGCAAATCAACTCGAAAGAGAAAATGTAAAAACATTTGCAAAAGAACATAATGCAAAAGTTACTAAAACCCAAAAAGTTAAAAAAGTCACAAAAAATACTGATAAAAAATAAAAAATATTTATTTGTTTTTTTAATTGTTTGACATATATTTATATCAATAACAACCATTTTTTTATTTGTAGGAGATATAAATGGCAATTAAAACAATAGGTACACAAAAATGGAGTGATACAAATTTAGATGTTCAAACATTTCAAGATGGAACACCTATCGCTGAAATATCCTCATCTGAACAATGGACTGAATATGCTGATGCAAATATACCAGGATGGTCATATTATGAATTTGATTCGAGTAATGGTGATCTTTATGGAAAACTCTATAATTGGTATGCAGTTTCTCAATCATCTGCAATATGTCCAATAGGATTTAGAATACCAACTGAAGCCGATTATTCAACATTAGTAACTTATTTAGGTGGAATTGATCCAGCTGGTTACAAAATGAAAAATAGGGAATACTGGTTGACCTTGGGTAGAACATCTGGTAATGGTTCAAATGAAAGTAATTTCAAAGCAAATCCTGGTGGATATATCAAATCTGCAACCGCAGAATTTTGGGATCTCGGATGGAGTAGTAACTTTTGGACACAAACAACAGCATCTGCTTCCGAAATTATCAGTAAAAGATTGTATTGGTCAAATAGAAAGTGTATATCTGTTGATGCACCAATCGATATGGGACTTTCAGTTAGATTGATTTGCACCGGATCAAGTCAAAATTGTTCAGACGGTGATTTTGATATTACCAATATGTTTTAATTCGGAGGAATAAAATGAAAAGTTTTATCAGTTTATTATTTGTAACTTTGTTCTTTGTTGGTTGTAATGAGAATATCAACCAACCACAAGACATCAGTATGTTTGAAAAAAGAACACCCATCACAAATCGTGATAGTGTAAAAAATCGTGTTCCACTTCAAAGAGCATTAGAATGTCTTAATTTGACAAGAGAACAAAGATTGGTGATTGATAGTATAATTCGTGAAGAACAAATTTGCACAATGGAATGTAAAAAAGAATTTAATGATGCCATTAAAACATTACAAGAACAACATAAGGCAAAATTAGAAAAGTATCGTGGTGTTCGTAAAACAGATGAAATAAAAAAAGAAATTGAAATAATAAATTTTGAATTTCGTCAATTACACCGAGACTTGTTAAAAGAACATAGACTTAAAATGGAACAATGTGTAAAAAATACATTCATTTATATTGAAGCAATTTTAAGAAAAGACCAACTCACTCTTTGGAATTTATGGAAGGCAACTGGTAAAATTCCATGTGATAGAGTTAAACCGTAATTACCTATTGTTCGGAATGGGTATCTTATTCCCACCGTGTTAATGCAGAAATGTAAACCGGTGGGTTTTTTTATATTAAAGGTTATGTTATGAAAATTTCTGTAAATTCACTTCATTGGGATAATGTAGATACCAGAATACTGGAATCACATAAAATGGTTATGAAACACTTTGATATTCCTATCGAATATCACAATATGAATATCGAACATGGGCTATGGATGAATGCAGTTTGCCGTAATACAGATGCAGATGTTTATGTTTTCTTCGATGTTGATTGTGTTCCACTCAATAGAGAAGTTTATGACGAAGCAATCCATTATGTTACTGCAAATGATAGTCTATTTGGTAATGCACAAGTATCAAATCATATACACCCAAAAACTCATGTGTTTGTTGCACCGTCATTTTTTGTAATAACAAAATCATGTTATGAACAATTGGGAAAACCAACCTTCTATCCAACAATTCGTTCAGATGTTGCAGAAGAAATCAGTCATGTTGCTGATGAAATTGGAAAGAGATACCGTTGTCTTTATCCAACAAAGTTCGATGGTGTTCCTAAAAAAGATGGTGTATGGAGATTATCTAATTATGGTTACTATGGTATAGGAACTGTTTATGAAAATAAAACTTATCATCTTTTTGAAAGTAGATGGGGAGACCATATAGAATTATTCCAAAAAAGATGCCAACAAATAGTTGATGGTGGATTTAATATGGATGGCATGTATGATAGTCTGGCAGAGTTTCACGGTCATAAAGTAAAATAAATTTTGATCTTACAAAAAAGATCCGTATATTGGTGTTGAATTAAACATTATACATTAAAGCCAACTACTATGAAACTCGGCTATGCCTGTATCAATATGACCTTATCAAAAGATAAGATTACTACAAATCGTTCAATGATTAAAAAAACCTTTCTACAAAAAGGTATCAATTATTGTTCCGAACTTGCTCTCCTAAATGTTAAAGATATGGAAACTATACTCAAATGGAATGTTGAGAATGGTATCTATTTCTTCCGAACATCATCAAATGTATTTCCTTGGGGTTCTGAATATGACTTGAAAACACTACCAGACATTGAAGAAATCAAAATCGTTCTCAAACGAATTGGTGACTATGCAAATGAACACGGTATTCGTTTATCATGTCATCCTGGACCTTTCAATGTTCTTTGTTCACCAAACGAAAATGTTGTAAAAAATACAATCGTTGATTTGGAATTACACGGTAAAGTATTCGATATGATGGGATTATCACATACACCATACAACAAAATCAATATACATTGCAACGGTGTTTATGGTGACAAGATTGCGTCACTTGACCGTTGGTGCCGTAACTTCAACTTATTATCCCATAGTGTTCGTTCAAGAATGACTATTGAAAATGATGACAAAGCCAGTATGTATTCAGTCAAAGACCTTATGCGTATTCACGAATGTATTGGTATTCCAATTGTATTTGACTATCACCACCACCAATTTTGCACAGGTGACTTATCAGAACAACAAGCTCTTGAACTTGCCATATCTACTTGGCCAGATGGTATTACACCAGTTGTTCATTATTCATCATCACGACTGAAAGAAACAGGTAATTCCAAAGAAAAACCACAGGCACACGCTGATTACATATTAGAAAAAATCAACACATACGGACATAATGTTGATATTATGTTGGAATGTAAAGCCAAAGAATTAGCCCTCAAACAATACCTAACCGAATATGGTATCTAACCTATAAATTCCAAAAGTTCATATTTATGATTACATGATTATGAACAAAAATGGGATATAAATGTCAAGTAAATTACTTTCTCTGAAAAATCTAATCTGGTTTTGTGCGATTGGATTAGCTGTTTTTTCGGGTTATTATTCTGTTTACGGCATATCCAAATTATTTTCTGGTGGATCTTGGTCAATCGTGGGGATGGCTGGGATGTTGGAATTTTCAAAATTAGTGGTTATCACATTCCTACATGACCACTATAAAACCCTAAAAACTACCTTCAAAGTTTACCTTATTAGTGCAGCCGCTGTCCTTATGATATTGACATCGGTTGGTGTTTATGGATATTTAACCAATTCTTACCAGGAAACTGCAAAGTCAATATATGAAACACAGAATAAAATTGCACTAATTGATAAGAAAAAAGAAATCTTTGTTGAACAAAAAAACCAAATAGATACTCTTGTAAAACAAAAATCACAAAGAATATCATCTTATGACCAATTGAGATTTACCCAAGAAACATCTTTGAACGCACAACTATCATCAAAGAAAGGAACAAAGGGATTGCAGAGAAATATTCAATCCGTAGATAATTCAACTCAAACACTAAATAAAGAAATATCGGAACTAAATCAAAAATCTATTGGTTTATCTGATAGTCTTGCTAAATTGGAACAAGAAAAATTGATATTAGAAAATTCTACATTTACATCAGAAATAGGACCATTATTGTATTTGAGTAGATTAACTGGTGCACCAATGGACATAATAGTTAATTGGTTTATACTCGTTCTTGTATCAGTATTTGATCCCCTTGCAGTTAGTTTGGTAATAGCAGCAAATCATCTTCGTCATAAGGAAAAGGAGATACCACCGGAAGATGATGAAAGTCCACCACCACCAAAAAATAAAAAAGTTGTGGAAACCGTTGTAGATGTTGTGGAACCCCCAAAAGAAAAAAAAATTGTTACACACAAAAAACAAAAAATAAAAAAAGATTTGGCAGTTCAAGAAGAAATTGGTATATTAGACGAACAAGAAGAACAAAGGGCATTCTATGAAGAACCACCTAGACCCGATTTAGGTTATAGGAGGGGAATATCTTTTTAGAATGTCATTATCATATTTTAACAAGGAGTTCTACTATGAACGATTTTTATGATGGTGAAGATACTGATGAAGAAAAATTAGCAAGTAATAAATCAAAAGAAAGTGAAAATGATATTCCAGTTAGGTGGAAAGAAGCAACTACACAAATGGATTATGGTATTGATGTTGAGACATCCTCTGTATTGTTGTTCGGTGAAATAATGGATGGTAGTTTATATGATATTATCACTCGTATTCGTGCAATACTACACATGAGAAAAGATGAAAATAAAAATGATCCTATTAACTTGATTATCAATTCAGATGGTGGTTCAGTATATGAGGCACTTGGCATCATTGATTATATTCAAAGTCTTGATGTTAAAGTAAACACAATTTGTAGGGGTAGAGCAATGTCTGCTGCTGCTCTTATTCTTTGTGCAGGAACCGGTATTCGTGCTGCTTCTCAATACAGCACAATCATGTTCCATGAAATAAGTTCAGATATTTACGGTAAATCTTCTGATATGAAAGCCAATGTTCAACACATGGAAAAATTGGAAGAAATACTTTTGGGAATACTAAAATCAAATTCAAACAAAGAAAAAGAGTATTGGAAAAATGTAACAATCAAGGATTATTATATCACACCGAAAGATGCATTAGATATGGGTGTAATTGATGCAATAATTCCACCAAAACATAAGAGAGGTTGATATGATAATTGAAATAATTGTTTTATCCGTTTTATTAACGGCATCGGTATATGTAAATGTAAACTTGTATAAAAAGTTTGATAAATTGGAAGAAATGGCAGAAAATAGTGTTGATACACTTTTAGAAAATGAAAGGTTCCTAACCGAATTAAAAAATAGAGTTTTATCACAACAATCCTATTTAAGACAATTAGATAGGATTGGTTCGTTTGAAGCCGACGATGAAACAGGATATTTTTTCAAAGAAATGAAAGATATTGTAAATGATATTGTAGTTTATTTTGGTGAAGCACCATTGGATGATCAAAGAAGTTCTGTTCTTGAAAAACCAAAATTTGATGTAAGATTTGAAAAGGACTATCTATGAAACAAAAACGAACTCCCAAAAAACCTAATATTTACTTTACACAAGAAACGGAAGATGCGATAGTATTGTATAATTCGATGGAAGATGACATTCAAAGAAATATCATTTATACTAAAAAAATACATCCTGCATTTTACAAATTAGCAGAAATAATGATACATCGTTTTAAGTTTTACAATTTTGATGTAGGACACGAAGATGTTAAACATGAAGTCATATCTTTTCTTCACGAAAAAATTGGAAAATATAAAGCAGAAAACGGTAAAGCATTTTCTTACTTTTCAATTGTTGCTAAGAATTATCTAATTGCAGAAAATAATAAAAACTATTATCATTTTAAGCGTAGTCAAGATATTGGTGCAATTGATTTGGAAAGAAATGTTGTAAATGAAAAAATAAGAAAAGATTTAATTGAAGAAAAATCAGACTTTATTGATCAGTTCATAATTGTTTTTGAAAAATACTTACCATTATTTTTTTCAAAAAAGAGAGACATTCAAGTTGCTGACACAATAATCTATCTTTTTAGAACAAGAGATAACATTGAAAACTATAATAAAAAGGCAATTTATATTTTGATACGAGAAAGAACTGGAATAACATCACAATACATAACAAATGTAATAACAAAAGTAAAACTAATATATGCAAAATTATATGGTGAATACAAAAATGGTGTTAATATAGATAATTTATCATGGTATCAAATACAAGACATTATTTCAAACTAAACTATATTTATTTATATGAACTTTAATCAAGAACTTTTTGGTAATAAAAAATTTTCTGACTTGTTAAAAGACATCTATGACAATCAGAAAAAGAAAGATCGGCAAATAAATTTACTTATTGCTGATCTAAAACCTATGTTAAATAACATAAGTGATGCTGCTATTTTAGTTCCAGCTATCAAAGATTTCATTGAAGTTTCAGTTAAGAATGATGAACATTTAGTTAAATTAGCTGCTGTTATACAACGTGCTGTTAGTAATAAGGGTGAAGAAACATCTTCGTTCTTGACTGATGAAGAAAAAGAAGCTCTATTAAAGGGCATTCAAGAAATTCAAGAAGAACAAGAGGAAGAAGAAATTGGCACTAGATCCACAAAAGACCCAAATCAACGGCCAGACCTATGAGAATATACCTGCAGAGGTAGTTGCTGTTGATTTTGATGGAAAGAGTAAAGAGAAATTGTATACAATTCAATGTAAATTGATTGGTGCATTTGGCTCTCAAGCAAATAATAATGTAGTTGCCGCTCGTGCACTTGATGCTAACATAAAAAATATACCCATAAAGGGCGAAGTTGTTATGTTATTAAAAGCACCAACTGCATATAATAGTGCATTAAGAACTGGTCAAGAATACTATTATACAAATCCTGTTTCTGTGCAGAGTTCAATACACCACAATGGTTTGCCAGGAATAACTGACATGGGTAAATCTGCACTAAATACCAGTCCTAGTGCTAGAGAAAATGCACAAGATGGTGTTACTGCACAAGTAACATCAAGACTAAATGTAAATAAGACAATAGATCCAGGATTTCCAGAAAGAAATGATGTTTACCCAATACAACCATTTCCTGGAGATATTATCATAGAAGGTAGATGGGGACAATCAATACGATTTGGTTCTACCGTTGATGAAAGACGAGAATATCCACAAAAACCATTATGGAAAAAAGGATTGGGTGATACAGGAAACCCAATACTAATAATATCAAATGGAACCAATCCAGATTCAAAACCTTTCAATGAATTTATACTTGAAGATCCAGATAAAGATGATTCTGCAATTTGGATGACATCTGGTCAAGCATTAAACTTTACACCTGCATCCGAATACAAGGATGCTGCAACAAATAGAAGTGTTGATCTTCATAGTGCAAATGCCTTTTCAGGAAATCAAATTCTCATGGCTTCTGATAGAATTATACTAAATGCACGAAAACAAGAAATTATGGCATTTAGTTCGGAAGGTATAGGATTATCTTCAAACAAAGGTGTTACTATTGATGGTGGACAGGTAGTAGAGTTAGAATCACAGAGAATAAATTTGGGTATAAATGCAGTTTCTCCTGTTTTAATGGGGGATAGAACACTTCAATGGCTTGGTGATTTATGTGACGCATTGGCAAATTTATGCACAAATATATCAAATCAAACACATCCAACGGGAACAGGACCATCTGGTCCACCAATAAATGCTGCCGCATTTAATTTAGTAAAATCAAAAATAAAATCGTTAAGATCATCATTAAAAAATTTACCAAGTGATTTAGTTTTTGTATGTGAATCTGGTGGTGGACCAAGTGCAGCGGAACAAGAAAAAGCGGAAGAAAGGGCAGATAGTGATAAAGGGTATGTTGAACCAACACCAACAAGTGAACATGGTGGTGATAGAGCAGATTCATTAGCTGCTGAACCAGAAGATCCTCAACCAACTAATGTTGTGACTATACTGACTGATATTAAAAAAGTTGAAGAAGAAAAACAAAAAATACTAAAAGAAATATCAGAAAAATCCGGCGTTTCAACAGATCCTGCACCTGTAAATATTGATCCAAATAGTCAAGATACATCTGGTACATCGGGAACTTCTGGTACATCGGGAACTTCTGGAACAACAGGAACTTCTGGAACAACAGGAACTTCTGGAACAACAGGAACTTCTGGAACAAACGGCACACAGGGTGTAAATGAAAATGTAATTCCAGGAACAGTTTCATCAACAAATCCAAATGGTATAACATTTGAGCAAATGGGTGTAGATAAGACTAAAATGAAATTTGTTAATGGTAAGTGGGATTATGATGGTAGTATATCATTTGTTGGTAAAAATATATTAAATAAAGTTCAATCCACAACTGGACCAGATTTATATGAAATCCCAATACCTTTTGGGAAGGTAAAAGGATCATTTATAGTAAGTAATTGTAAATTAAAATCACTTGTAAATGCACCACAAGAGGCAGAAAAATTCTTCTGTGATGATAACCGTGACTTAAAATCACTTGTTGGTGGTCCTAAAAGAGTAGAATTTTTTGGATGTAAGAAAACTGGTATAACAAATCTTGTGGGTGGTCCTGAATATGTTAAATTAGGTATGGATGTTAGATATAATAATTTGAATAGTTTAACTGGAGCACCTACAAAATTTGGAGATAAAGCTCAATTTGAATGTAGTGGTAATGTAAACCTAAAATCTTTGGTTGGACTACCAAGTGATTATACTGGATGGGCTTTCCAAAGAGTTGTAGCAAGAGATTGTGATTTGAAAAATGATACTATATTTGCAGGAATGACCCAATTAAAAATTACAGGTGGAACAATATCTGTTGGATCACAAAATAATTATTTTGACGATGATGGTGTTTTATTAGACAAAGAAATGATAAAAGAATTTACGGGTGCAACAAATATTTTTGTTGAATAAAATGGAGAAGTTTAATGCCAAACCCTAATATAAATAAATTATTTGAAAATGTTTCACAAGAAAATTTATCGTATGAGTATTCCAAATCAAAAGCGATAGGTGATAGAACTTCAAATATAATTGGTAGTGTAAAAAACAATATACTAAAAGATATTCCTAGTATAGATGACATATCAAATTTATCCGCAAATAAATTAGGATCTTTTGCTAAAAGTATTGGATCAAATACAAACATATTAAGAAAATTATCAAGAATAACTGATAGTATAAATTTATCTGATATTGCAAGTGGTGATATAAATAAAATAAAACAAAGATTATTAGAACAACTTGAATTGACAAATTTAGTAGAAGATGCATTGAATCCAGATGTATTAGAAATGTTGGCGCAATCTGTTGGTATTTCTGTTCCAACTCTTGATAAAATGTTAAATTCTTCAATAAAAATAAAAACATTTTCAGATATAAAAAATATGGAAATATACAATATATTGGATTCTGTTTTTAAGAAAAAATTGATAGATGATAATGGTCTTCGAGATGAAAAATTACTTGAATCGGTTGTTAAAATTTCTACATTATTATATTCAAAAAATGAAGATGATAGAAAAGAAGCAGAAAAATTGGCATTATCACTTGAAATAGATTTTATTGATTTAATGACACCTAGAGATACAGAACCTGATATAGAAAATTATCCAAATAGTTTACCAATAGAACAAAGTATCTGGATAACTAATTTTTCAAAAATAGATTATAGGGTACAAAAAGTAGCTGCAATTGCAATGGGTTTTGGAATTGAAGAAAGTGGTGTACTTGAATTGCGAGATATGATAGAAAAAATAAATAAATATGTGCAATTATCTGCTGAGTCAAACTCGTTAAGAACATCATTAACTGACCATATCAATGATATAGAATTACAAAGTGTTAATAATAAAGATGCTTTTAAGAACTATAAAGAAGAACATGGATTAAATGATGAAGAATTTGATGAATCTATACAAACAGCATTTTCTCCAGAATTTACAAATTTTGGAGAAGATGCATTATGCAGTGAAGCAGTAGATCCCGATGAAAGAGATAATCCAGATACACCAGAAAATGAAGAAGAAACTGGTGGTGATGCAAGAACATCAAACGATCCAATATGGGAGTTGGGACTATCACCACAACTTGTAATAAGAGAAGAAATAACAAATGAAATTATTGGCTATAATGGAACTATTGATTTAAGGAATAAGAAACAATATACTACTGGAGAAATAGTTACCAGCATACCATTCAAATTTAAGACTGTAAATGGTAATTTTATTTGTAGAGATATTGGGTTGAAAGATTTAACAAATGCGCCAGATTTGGTAACTGGAAATTTTGATTGTTCAAATAATAATTTACAATCTTTACAAGGTGCACCTAAACAAGTAAATGGTGAATTTAATGCTGCAAATAATAAAATAACATCATTAGAAGGTTTACCTAGATCGTGTAGTGGTATAACATTAAGACAAAATGACATAAGTTCATTGGACATATCATATCCAGTATCTATTCTTAATGGAGGAAATTTTAATGTTAGTAATAACGATATTAAATCACTACTTAGCGGTGATATAACAGTAGACGGAGAATTTAACATTTCTTCAAATCAATTGTCAAATGATAATTTGAATTTACAAAGATGTTTAATAAGAGTAAAAACTAAATTTATTGCAAAAAATCAAAGAGACGGTGTATTAAATTCAAGGTTATTACAAGATAAATTTGGTAGTGACATAACATATGAAGTTTAATTGGAGATTATTATGGCATTAACTGATGCTGATAGAGAAGAAATAGAAGCTGAACCAGACATAAATAATTTTGTTGGTGCTTATAGGGCACAACTTTTAGAAAATGTTGTAATATCCGATGAAGAAGCAGAAGTTGCTTTAACTGATGTTAGAGAAGAAGATTGGTCTGATGATTTAATGAATCGTGAAGCATATAAAACATTAACAGCTGAAACAGCAGATACATATAGAGCTGGTTCAAGTAGTGTATCAAAATCACCATGTTTAAGCTCCGATAATACAGGTGGAACTGCAACTTCAGGTGGTGGAGCCGGTGGAGCAGGAGGCGCTGGTGGAGCCGGTGGAGCAGGAGGCGCTGGTGGAGCCGGTGGAGCAGGAGGCGCTGGTGGAACTGGTAGTCCACCAGTAGAAGTTCCAATACCAGTTAAAGCTGGAAAAGTGGATTTGGGTAAATTAAAAGGTCATGTTCCACCCAATGCCTTTTCTGGTCTTATTCTTTGTGTTGAAAAATATAATGTTAATACTAATGTTAGAATGGCACATTTTTTAGGTCAATGTAAAACTGAATGTAGTTTGATAATACCAAGATCGGAAAATACTAATTACACAAAACCTGCGTCGTTGATTAAGTTATTTGGTAGTACGAGAGGAAATAGAGCTGCACAATTTATAGGAAATCCTGAAAAAATTGCAAATATAATATATGCTAATAAACTAGGAAATGGTTCAGAAGAAACAGGTGACGGTTTCAGATTTAGAGGCAAAGGGTGGATTCAATTAACAGGCAAATCCAATTACAAATCGTTTGCTAATTCAATGAACAGACAAGACATATTGACAAATTCAGATTTGGTTGCAGGTGAATTGTCTCCTGCATCAGCTGGACATTATTGTTCAAGTCGAGGTACATTAAAAAAAGCTGATGCTGGTTTTTCTTCTGCAAATTGTAAAGCAGTTTCATTAACTGTAAATTCAGTTCCTGTTCACCAAGATAAAAGAGAAAAATTTACATTAGAGTTTGCAAAAATTTTAGGTGCAATATAACACAAAAATCTATTTATATTAAATAGTAAAGGAGAAATAATTGGCAGCGCCCAAAGAACCAAGAATAGATAAAAATTTTGAATACGGTTCGTTCAAATCATCTATAAAAGATTTGAATGCTCCACTTATTTTTTTAGTAGGTGGTGTGGGTGTTCCAACAAATCCAAAAACACCTGTTGTTTTTCCAGGAGAATATATGTGGGGAACAAATAATAGTAGTGCAGGTGGGTATAGTAAAGGTTTTAGTAGATGTGCAGATTTTAATGTTTACAATTTAACAAAAGTTGCAATTGTAAGTGGTAAATCACAAAAAAAAGTTGATGGTAATGGTATAAAAAGAGGAACTGCGGAATGTAAAAAAATTCTATCGGATAATGGCATATCTCCAACCAAACACATTATTGTTGCATTTTCAAAAGGTTGTGAGGCATATCAAATAGCAATTGACGAATTTGGCGGTGGTTATGAAAAATGGGATTTAATTTTAATAGGTGGTGTTTATTCTAGACAAGGTGATCCAGGAAGAGATACAATTTTACAATCAGTTGATAGAATTGCTAGCCATCTTGTAAAATATCCAGATAAAGTATATTATTTTTCTTCCGGTGAAGATGGAACTGGAGTTCCTGCAACTAAAAAATTAAAAGATGCTGCAAAAAGTGGTCATTTTATAGACAAACCATTTGGTGCAACTTCACATTCTGGTCTTCCAAATGCTATGGCAAGTTATATTTTGAATAATGTTCCGGTAAATAATACCGCACAATCATCAAACCCACCTACTAATCCTGGTGAAACAACAGGAACTTCTGGAACAACAGGAACATCTGGAACAACAGGAACATCTGGAACAAACGGCACACAGGGTGTAAATGATGGCGGTGGCGGAGGACAAGACGGTGGAACACCAGATGACACATCAGGTCAACCAGTAACATCTGGAAATGATTGTGGTGATTTAACAAAATTAGATGCAAAGGCGAAGGCAAATGAAAGTCCACAAGGTGCTGATGGTGTTGATAAAGATCCACTACCACCTTCAAAAAATGATGCTCCTGTTAGTGCAGATGGTAAGTATAACCATAGGTTTTATTTAGTTCCATTAAAAGATAATCAACCAATGTCACTTGCAGATATGGTTAAAAAAGAAAATAAATATCACAAAAGATATTGGGGATGGCGACCAGATGAAGGTCCAGGATTTGGATATAAAGAAAATGAAAATGTTGTTACATCACCAACAGGAACAAGTTTAATTGCTGGATTGATACCATACTGGCCACCTCCAGAAATGACTGGATCAGCATCACCAACCGATGGATCTCGTGAAAAAAATCCAACAATACTTGGAAAATGGAAAAATTTAATAGAAGGCCAAAAAAGTATTGAATCTTTTTTGGACATACCAATACTTTTGAATGTATACGATGTTGGTGTCTATAATAATAATATAGAATATATTTTTGAAGCTGGTAATGAATTACATATGACAATAGTAGATGGATCTATAATTACAAATGGAAAAAGTCAAATAGGAATAGGTAAATCTGCAAATACTAATGTAATTGAGAAAAAAAATTTAGATTCATCATGGCGAAATTGGCCAAAATGGTCTGGTATTTGGGTTAATCATTGTCTTAAACATTCTGGATATGCATTACTATCAACAAGTATAGAGGGAAACATAAATAATTACCACGAAGAAATACTAAAAAAAGAAAAATTGATAAATTATCCTGGAAATAAACAGTGGAAATGGAAAGACTTGAAATCGGCAGGAACACAAGATAATGTTTTCAAACCAAGTAAAATTTGGTTAGATCCTGCTAACTTAAATTCAGAAGAATTGATTAAAGATTCCGGTAATATTGCTATTTTTATTCCAGATTTTCATTTTACAAAAGATGGTGGAATTACACCAAAAGGTGAAAAACTATTAAAACAACTAATAAAATTAAATTGGAAAATAGGTGTAATTTCAGCAGTAAAGCATCATACTGTTCAAAATAGTCAGTTATATGCTGAAGTATTGATATTTCTTGATGAATTTGGTAGAATGGTAACTATTGGAGGAAACACAACACCAAAAGGTGCAGATTCATCTGCATCATCAGGACATCATATTGCAATAAAAGAAACAAATTTTAAGGAATTTACTCAAATTGCAAATGATGCATGGGTTCATGGAGCAGTATTTATATCTAATGTAAAATCTGCACCAGATGGACATAGAGAGGGTGGATTGGATTCAAAAATTTACGTTAGTTCTATCTATAAGGATTATTATGAGAGAATAGACAAAGAACCTGGAAAATTAACAGGAAGAATGTATAATACTCTTGTTCCATATATTTCAAAAAAACCAGCTGCACCTGCTCCGGATCCAATACCAAATGGAGAAAGTATTGGTGATAAAATTGCTGCAAGCCATAACCAACCTGCACAAACTGGTGCAGGTGGAGGGGATGGTAAAACTGTTTTGGGTGATCCAAAAGATGCATTAGCAAGAGGTATTTTAACAGCAATTCCTCCAAAATATAGAAGAAATACTGGTGATAATTACTTAGCAACACCTGCTGTAGCTGCAGTGATTAGAATGTTTGAAGCCGGATTTGCTTCAGGACTTTTGCCGACTCCTACTCCAGGTGCAGATGTAAAAGGAAATCTTGGAGGCAAATTATTGATGATAAGTGATTCATTTAGAACTCAGCAAGGACAAGTTGATGTTTGGAGACCCTATGCTGGTAGTTATGTAACACCCGGCGGAAGATTTAATTCAATAAATGGTGACACTTCGTTAGTAGCTCCACCTATGGGCAAACATAATCTGAAAGGTGAAAAAGCTGGTGGACCACACCAACAAGGGAGAGCGATAGATACAAGAGGCAAAACAGGAAGTGGAGCGGGAACGAAAAACCTAGAAGCAATAGAGAGATACCATCAAGCAAATGCTACTACGGCACAATTATGGATTCGTAAAAATGGTATGCAATTTGGTTGGTATCCATATTGGAATGAAGTTTGGCATTTTTCATATAAAACAGATACTAGAAAACCTGGAAACTACCCTAAACTTTGGGATGGAAGATAAAATTATTATATTTATTTACATAAACAATTAACAATATAAAGGTGATGTGATGGACAGCAATGGTTTTTTCAAAAAAATTAGAGAAATAATCCGTGAAGAAATTGAAATTGCTTTGGAAAAAAAGGTGACAAAAAAAGAAGCAAGTAAACCTTCGCAAAAACGTGCAATTGAACACGGTATGTCTCTTTATACAGAAGCTCAAAAAACAGTAAAAAAACCAATACAATCAAAAATAAATTTTAATTCTATACAAGATTTATTGGAAGAAACGCGTAGAACACTAAATGAAAGTGCAGATATGGAAGGTGAATTTATGTTTACTGCCGATATGGCTCAAAATTTTGGACAAAATACTGGTGCAGTTCCACAAGGTTATACACCAAATCAAATACCAGACGAAGTAATGTCTGCTTTAACCAAAGATTATTCTGCTCTTATGAAAAAGATAGAAGAAAAAAAAGGGAGATGATAAATGTCATTTTACCGTAGAAAAAGAGAAATTGTAAATACTGCAGTTCCAAACTTAAAATATGCAAGACCAATTGGTATAACTATACCGTTTAACAATCCAAATGGTGTATTTTTTCAAAGTTTTACTAATGTAAAACAAGTTCTTTCAAATCTTAAAAATTTGTTATTGACTGCTCGTGGTGAACGATATATGTTGCCAACATTTGGAACAGATATTAGAACTATACTATTTGAAAACATTACAAATGAAGAAGATTTTTTCAATAGAATAAACGGTGAAATTGAAAGTGCAATTCAAGAATGGATGCCATATCTTGTAATACAAGAATTGGAAACAATAATACCAAGTGAACAAGATTATATTGTTGAAAAAGACCATTCAGTTGAAATAAAATTAACTGTAAAAATAGGTGGAACAAACATATATTTGCCAATTCAGATATTTATTGATGACACAGGCAATTTAGAAATTAAAGAGTCAATAATAAATAAATAAAGAGGCGGTTACAAATGGCTGATTTGGTAAAAAAAGACATTCGTTATTTATCAAGAGATTTTTCTTCTCTTAAACAAAATCTTATTGATTTTGCTAAAAATTACTTTCCAAATACATACCAAGATTTTAATGAAACATCTCCGGGTATGATGTTTTTGGAAATGGCCGCTTATGTTGGTGATGTATTATCGTATTACACCGATGTTACATTACAAGAATCAATGATATTACATTCTAGTGAAAGAACAAATATATTAAATTTGGCACAATCATTGGGATATAAACCAAAAAATAGAATTGCATCAAATGTTGTATTGGATATATTTCAAATAGTTCCTGCAAAAACAGTTGATGGTGAAATTGTACCAGATTATGCGTATGCATTTGCAATAGAACCGGGTATGGTTGTTGGAACAACCGGCGGTGGATTTAATACTATTGAGTTTAGAACAGTTGATTTTGTTGATTTTAAGTTTAGTAGTCCTAATGATCCAACCGAAGTAACTCCTTTTGAAGTAAATGGAAGTGGTGAAGTTTTATTTTGGTTATTAAAAAAATCAGTTAAAGCTGTTTCGGGAACAATAAAAACAGTAGATTACGAATTTACAGATCCAAAACCCTATGATAAAATTGTTTTACAAGATTTGGATATGATTGAAGTTTTATATGCAATTGACTCGGATGGAAACGTATGGCATCATGTTCCATATTTAGCACAAGATACTATTTTTGATTCCGTTATTAACGTTTCAAGAAATGATAAAACCCTATCACAACACAGAACAGAAACACCTTATTTATTAAAACTTAAAAAAGTTGCTAGAAGATTTACAACAAGAACTGTTGATTTGGGATCATATGAAATACAATTCGGTGCAGGTGTTGCTGATTTAGATGATGAAGTTCTTATTCCAAATCCAGATTTAGTTGGTTCATCATTAACTGGTTTAGAAGCAAATACTTCAATTGATATTGATCCTTCAAATTTTCTCTATACAAAAACATATGGTCTTGCTCCAAACAATACAACACTAACTATTCATTATACTATTGGAAAAGGTATTGATGATAATGTTCAAAGTGATGTTTTAACAAGAGTAATTAGCAGAAATATATTACTTGATGAAACTGGATTAGATAATGTTTTATACAACCAAGTGGTATCGAGTCTTGCGGTAACAAATTCTGTACCAGCTACTGGTGGAAAAACAGCAGAAGGAATAAACGAAATTCGTCAAAATGCACTTGCTTCTTTTGCTGCTCAAAATCGTGCTGTTACAAAAGAAGATTACATAATTCGTGCATATAGTTTGCCTTCAAAATATGGTTCTATCGCTAAAGCATATATTACAAAAGATACACAGTTAATATCCGAAGCAATTTTTAATAGTGAACGGGTACAAAATGATTTAGCATTAAATTTTTATGTTTTAGGGTATGATGCTAACAAACAATTAACTACTGTAAATAATGCAACAAAAGAAAATCTAAAAACATATCTAAATCATTATAGAATGCTTACGGATGCAATTAACATTCGTGACGCTTACATAATAAACATCGGTATTGAATTTGATATAATCATATTTCCTGATCAAAATTCAAACCAAGTTGTTCTTCGTTGTATAAACAAATTAAAACAATACTTTAATACAAAAAAATGGCAGATAAACCAACCAATTATTATCAGTAATGTTTATACGGAACTTGATAAAGTAGAAGGTGTCCAAACTGTTGTTGATGTAAAAATAAATAATTTATACGATCAAACATTAGGATATTCTTCTAATGCTTACAATATACCACAAGCAACAAAAGATGGAATTATATTTCCGTCACTTGATCCATCTATTTTTGAAATAAAATATCCCGATAATGATATTATTGGTAGAGTGAGGGCATTTGGATGATATATTCGATATATGCTGAAAAAGATGCAACAATTTATGAAAAAACCGAATCAAAAAATTCAGGTCTTGATTCATTATTAGAATTATCCCATGAATTAGTTGGAACTGCATCCAAATACAATAGTAGAATACTAATAAAATTTGATATTAGTGAAATTGAAGAAAAAATAAATGCAGGTAAAATATCAAATAATGCAAAATACTATTTATCATTGAGAACAGCAGATGTAAGAGAAATACCACAAGAATATGATGTTTATGCATATCCCGTAAGTTCTTCATGGACAAATGGAACTGGTAGATTTTTTAATAATCCATTTTCAACAGACGGTGTTTCTTGGAAATATAGAACTTCAAAAACTGTTGGAACAGAATGGGATGTACCGCCTGCAACATCCTCATTGGAATGGGATAGTATTTCACAAACATGGGTTGATGCTGCCATATTATTTGGTTCAAATTTATCTGCAAATGTTACGTCATCATATTTCTCAAAAGAAGGTGGAGGAACATGGTGGGATTATGATAATATTGAATGCACACAATCATTTTCTTTTCAGACAAGTGATTTGTATATGGATGTTACACAGATAGTAAAAAAATGGGTTACTGGTTCTGGTAGATTTGAAAATGATGGTTTTATACTTAAATTTAGTAATGATATTGAAAGTTCATTAGATACATTAAACAGTTTGAAATTTTTTGGAACAGATAGTAATACAATATATGTTCCAAGATTGCATGTTATTTGGAATGATTCTGTTTTTATTACTGGAAGTTTGAGTCCAATAACTGATAGTAATATGAATATAAATTTGAAATTAAAAAAGTTTTATTCACAAGATGAAAAAGCAAAAGTAAAAATTTATGCAAATACAAAATATCCACAAAAAAATTATACAACTCAATCGTATCATACTGTAAATTATTATCTACCATCATCATCTTATTATGAAATTAGAGATGCACATACGGATGAAATAATACTACCATTTAATTACACTGGTTCAAAAATTAGTTGTGATGGAACAAGTAGTTACTTTAATGTTTGGATGAATGCATTTCAACCAGAAAGATTTTATCGTATAGTTTTGAAAGTAGAAACAGATGGTGGTGATAATGTCCAAATTTTTGATAACAATTATTACTTTAAGGTTACACGATAACTATGTATTCATCACCTACTCCACCGCCGCCTCCTGTTGTTCCACCGGCTCCACCAGCGCCTCCTGGTGTTCCACCGGCTCCACCAGCGCCACCACCTCCTTTCCTTACTCCAGGTGGTAGACTCGGTAGTGATATGATAAATATGCTAAAAAGAGATCAGTTAAATGGCCGTATAATAAGTTATGTTCCACAAAGTGAAATTCAAAACTTTGGATCTATAGAAGTTGCTGTTCTTGACGGTAGATATGTTCGTAGTGATTTTACACGAATAATAGATACAAAATTTAAGTCATTACCAGACGCAATTAGCGCTGAACAAAGTGTATTTAATAAAATATCAAGTATACAAAACAGAGCTTTATTACCAGGTGAATTTGAAAAAATAACAGGAAAACCATTACCAGCTGGATTAAATGATCAACAAATTCGTGAATTGGCAAAAAAAGAATTTTTAACAAAAGTAAATAACTTAACAAATGCAGGTGATAATACAATAGGTGGTTTGCAAGTTAGAATTTCCGAACTTGAATCTGAAAACGCTAGAAAAGACTCTATTATTAGTGATCAATTACAAACCATTTCTAATTTTGATGATGTTCTTTCATCCGTTAGTGCAGAGAGGGCAAATGCTTTAACAACTGCAGAAAAACAAAGAGAAGCAAAAGTTTCACTACAACAACAGGCAGATGAAACACTTTTCAGAACCGAATTGGAAGTTATTAAACAAAGAGAAGAATCTGCAAAAGCTGCTGAAGAATTAAAAGAAGCATTACTTGATGTTGCAGACCAAAGAGACGAAATCACTAATATTCAATCCGATGTTGCAACTACACAGGCGGTTGTTACTGGTCTAGCAAGTGATGTAAAAGATATAAGTGTTGATAATACAAGACAAGATGGAGAAATTAGAGATGCACAAGATACAGCAGATGATGCGATTGATCAATCAAATTCTGCTAGAAATGATGCTAATGCTTCAACCTTCAAAATAAATGAGGCAAATAGAAAGGCGGCATCTGTATTGTCTACTGATACTGCTGAACAGGCAATTGATAAGATATTCCCAATTTAACAACGGATGGTTTAGTGACAAATTTTAGTTACAAAAATATAGACGATATTTTATTAGCAAAAGGTCCAATTCGAGGAACCAGATTTACACCAATTAGATTAAAAAGAAAATTGGTTGTTCCTGTTTTGGATGCACCAACAACTCAATTTTTTGAATATCCTGATGCCAGTTTAGAACTTCATGCATTTTTACCAACAACTGCATATGTTGATGGTGCATCGTTATATGATATACCTTTTACAACAAAAACTGTAAATGAACAAGTTACAATTGATGGTGTATCAACAACCGTAGAAAGAAAATATGTTGTATTGGATGTTCATAGACATATCCATGAGTTTTTGAAATTACCAGTTGGTGAATATAAATTTGTTTACAACTTTTTTAGAAATTTGGTTGGAGATCCATCAACTGATGCTTATAGATTATTTATATCCGATTTGTCTGCAGATCGTAGAGAAGTTAGACTTTCCTTAAAATACGCTGCAAATCAAGAAGCAATTAAAAGATTAAGTGATTTTGTTTTAACATATCTATCATCAACAACATATTTGCCACCGATAGTATTAAACTTTGGTGAAAATTTAATAGTAGATGTAATAAACATTACAACTGATGGTGATGATACATATTTTTATGCAAAATTATATGAGCCATTACCAGCAGATGTTGATGTTTATTACGAATGTTGGTTAGGTAGTCAGATACTTAAACCTTGGATAGAAAATGTATCAGTTCGTAGAGAAGAAGGTGTTGGTAAAATACCATATATTAGTGGACCTAATTTTGAAGTTGATTATGATTATTGGCTATCAACTGAAACTGATTACAAATCTTGGAATGATTTATTATCCACAAATGTTCAAACATCACAAGAATTATTAAATAGATATGTATTTGATTACGGAAGTAATGTAAAATTAAATGTAGATTTTCGTGAGTTTAAGAACTTTATATTTTATTCTTCTGCTGCTGATAGACTTGCAAATTTCTTTTTCAAATTGGGTTTAATAGAAAATTACAACACACAACTTGTTTTATTATCTACATATACGGGTTCCGTTGATGCTAATGTTATTAAAGTTACAAATTTAAGGGATAAGGTAATTGGTGGTTTTGATGAATTTGAAAAATGGATGTATTACGAAACCACCGGTAGTAATTATTACACATCACAACTATCATCAACAATTACACCATTTCCAAAATATGAATTGGATATAACTGCAAGTAATTACAATATAGCAACAAAAGAGGGTAAATTTGGTTTATATTCAACATTATCTGCCGAAGGACAAAATTGGTATGATAACTTATATGAGTCTGCGAGTAACTATGATTTAAAAAATTACAACTCTCTCAATAAAGCAATACCAGAATTTTTAAGAGATGACGAAGATAACGATGAATTTACAGTTTTTGTAAATATGATTGGACAACATTTTGATATAATATATTTGTATACCGACCATATTTTGAAAAAAAATCAAAGAAAAGAAAATCCAAAAGACGGATTATCACAAGATTTAATATATGAAACTGCAAAAAATTTAGGTTGGACATTATCACATGGAACACAAGCAAAAGACCTTTGGGAATATGCACTTGGTTTAAGTGGTAGTGGCGAACCAATTTGGTCTGGAAAAGTAACTACAAACAAATACCTTGCAAAAACAGAAGAAGAAAGAACAAAAGAAGTTTGGCGTAGAATACTAAATAATTTACCATATATTTACAAAACAAAAGGAACTGCAAGAGGAATACGGGCATTACTTGCTGCTTATGGCATACCAAAAACTCTTTTAAGTATAAGAGAATACGGTGGTCCAGATAATGCCGATTTCGGTGAAACACCAAGAACAGAATTTGAAAAACAAACTTATTATCTAAATTTTTCAGGAAGTTATCCGCTACCAACAACAAATCGTTATGTTGAAGTTCCGTGGGAACAAATTAACAATGAAGATGGCAATTGGCAATATCCAGATACATTAACATTTCGTTGGAAAATGGAACCAAACAAAATGTATAAATATGATTTGGATCCAATACAAACTGTATTGCAAAAACAAAGTGGTAGTCGAGTGGATTGGTTTGTTACTGCAAATAAAAATGGAACTGATATTGAAAAAGGAAGTTTAACTTTTTATTTAGGAAATGGTAGTAGTTACAAAAGTGCATCAATAAACGATGATTATTTCTATGATGATGTTCCATTAAATTTAATGATTAAAAGAAGATATACAAATGATAATTCTTCTTCAAATCAAATTTATGATTTTATAGTTAAAACTGAAAAATACGGAAAAGTTGTAATAGAAAGGTCTGCTAGTATATCCGTAACTGGAAGCACCGAATCAAATTACAATCGTGCATGGGTATCAAGTGGACAATTATACATTGGTTCTGGATCAAATACACAAACAAATAATATACTTTCAGGTTCAATTTTTGAATTGAGATATTGGGCAAAACAATTAAATGAAACTTCTTTCAATAACCATGTGTTATCTGCTCGTGCTTACAATGGTAATACACCAACATCCTCTTTCTATGATTTACAGGCACAATGGAAATTTTGGCAAAAATTTGATGTTGCAGTTACAACAAGTATACAAAGTTCACATCCAGACCAAACAAAAAATACATTTTATAGTTCTTCAAAAAATGCTTATTTTTATGGATTTGATTCCGGTGCATTTGAAAGTTTTGTTGAAACATATAATATGGAAATTGTAACTGCAGGAAATAACACACCGTTTACAGAAAAAATCCGAATTGACTCCGCATCATTACTTGCTCCATTAAAAGTTGATGAATCATTTGCCGTTTCAAATTTTGATAAATTTTCTATTGATACAAATAAATTGATGGTTGCATTTTCACCAAACCATATAATAAATGAAGACATATATGAGGCATTAGGATATACAACACTTGATGATTATTTTGGTGAATACTCTGCTGTAAATTCCGATGAATATGTAAACTTAAAACATTTTGCAAGAGAATACTGGAAAAAATATCCAAACAAAAATGATTTTACTGCATATATTCGTTTAATTGCAAAATTTGATTTTAGTGTATTTGATCAAATTCGTCAAACATTACCATTAAGAACAAATGAAATTTTAGGTGTGGTTGTAGAACCAAATGTTCTTGAACGCTCAAAAGTAAAAGTAAATAGAGATTTTTCTGCTGAAAATGTAAATGTAGTTGATACTAATGTTTTGGATAAGGCACCAAAACCGGCAGTATCTATTTCAAGAAAAAAATCAACTTTATTGATTGGATTTGAAGAAAACTTTGGAAGTAACATTGCAAATGTTGAAGGTGAATATGATGTTGAAACTAATTTTAGTGTTGTAGTTGATGATATTGAAGGTGATAGAGATATAAAAGCTGAAGTAAAACCTAAAATACAATTTAGAAAAAAGGCAAAAATTACTCCAAAATTCAAAAAAATTGAAAGTCAATATAAACCAACTATTAAAACAAAAATACAATCAACATTTAAGTCAATACTACCAAGTATTAGTTCACTTGAAACTACATTGATTGCAAAATCATCAAAGATAAGTGTTCAATCAAATATGTTTTATTCTCCAACTGGAATATTATCCATTATTCCATTGCGTTCAAATAGAATAGATTTTGAAAATTTAACTTCAATTGGGTATAATGCTAAAGAAAGAAAAACTGCTTACTATCAACAAATAGATAGATACAGAGATGATAGTTATTATCAAAAATTTGATCCAAGATATGCAACCATATTAAGTTACAATATGGAAGCACCAACATCTTATGAAAAAATATCAACAGATTATCGTAAATCTGAAAATTTACCAACTGGTATAAAAAATCATAGATTTATTGGAACAAAACTTCGTGGAAAAAATAATGAAGCAATAAACCAAGATTGTATACCTGCAGTAACGCCAGACGGTGGACCGGTTGTTGTTGTAATTACATCAAATCTTGATACTGACATTGAATATAATATACAATAATTAAAAATAACAATTATTTGTGGTAAATTATTTTACAACCATATTTATATTGGAAATCTACCCACTATTTGTTTTGGGTATCAATAAAATGTATTTTAATATACTAATTAAAAATAAAGGAGTATTAACATGGGTTATTTGAGCAATAGTGGCACAATCACCGTAGATGCAATTCTTACGAAAAAAGGTAGAGAGTTACTT